AGAATGTTAAGTAGTTCTATCTGTTTTTCCTGATATACTTCCTCTGGTAAGGAGTCATCAAAGTCTTGGTATTCAATTTTACGAAACAATCCACCACCAATCTTTTGTTTGTTGTATGGTGGTGAGGTTACAGTGCAGTCAATAGAATCATCATCAAGATCTTCTGCTAACTCTATGCAGTCGCCAATTCTTAGATCAATCATAACGGTATTATAGCATACTCAATTGCTAGATGCAATCTTTACATAAGGTCCTTGAAGATCATCTTTCTTAAGTTTAATTTTTGCAGCAGTATAATAAGCTCTAATTAAAAATTCTCCAAGTTTTCCATCTGCATGAGCATTAATAATTGCTTCCATATATCTAATCCCTCTCAATTTTCCCCTAAAGTTTTGCTTAAATTTCTTTGCTTTAGGAATCCCATACTTAAGTTCACATTGCCTATCAGACATCCAATCTAATTCATTACAACGATCAACCCAATCAGTTGCAGTTCTATATACTCTTTTATTTGGACCTAAACTTCCTGCTTTAGGACACTGTGCTGGACATTGAAACCACAAATCTTTTATATCCACTAAAGGAGATGAAAGAACTTTATAAATTTTATCTTTCCAATACTGAACATCCCCTCCTTTATCTTGTATATCCCTACCCAAATATTCATTTGCTCCTGTAGGAATTTTGTAATTAACTGGATTTCCAGCAAATTCTTCTATCAATTCTTTAAAGGTATCTACTGGAACTTGTCCCCCTTTAGCTCTTGCTAATCCTAAAGGACTTCCTGATTTAGCTGCTCTTGGAGTTAAAGGTAAAACTTCTGTTTGAACTATATCTTTCATCTCTGTAGAGTGAGCACTAGTAGCAGTAGGACTTTTACTTTCCCAAAAGTAAACTAAAGGATCACTACCATCCATAGAAACTTTACATTTAAATGTAATAGAATTTCCAGTAAAATCCATAAAACCTTTATTACCTTTATTACCAACAGACATATATTGATGTAATTTTTTAGTAAGTTTTACTTCATTACCAGCTTTAGGAGCTTCAAATTTATCATCACATGCATGGTTATATGCTTTAGCTTTAGGAATAGTAGGCCAAGTAGCCATCTTTAAAGAAATTCCTATCAAAAATCCATCTCTTCCATCAAAATGTTTTCTTAATACCTGATTAACCAGAAGAACATAAGCTGCAGGATCTACTTTATCATATCTTTCTTGCATCTCACAAATTTCTTTTATCATTGCTTTCTCTTGACTACCACTCATATCAGAAATATAAATGTCAGCAGGATTCCAAGTATCTTTTTTTCCACCAAATAACTTTTTATGTTCTTCATCAAAACATTCTTCCCAAATCTTATTCATAACATCTGTTTGATTATTAGTGGGAATCAAAGCAGACATATTTTTTAACTCAGAAACTTTTCTATTATCAAACACACCTATCTTTAAATTATTATAATTAGTCCATTTATGGGTTTTTAAATACTCCTCTAAAGCAGGTCCATTAGTTTGAAAGGTAAATACCCAATCAATTTTAGACGTAGGTATATTTCCATGCTTATCTAAATCAGCAGTTAAAGAAGGGAATATACCACTATTTCTAGTGCCATCAAGTTTATTTGCTGGTTGAGAAATTTTAGGATCAACAGACTGCATATCCTGCTTAGTACTTACAGGATCTTTTGGAGGAGGATTACCATTACGTAGATAATCATATATGGCATATAAAGTAGATAACTCTGTAGCAGTCGTTTCTTGAGCAGCCATATTTCTTTTCTAATTATTTAGATATCACCCTCCTTTCTATTTTCTGACTTACTAACATCAAACTCACCACCAGGATATCTCTTCTTTAACTTATCTACATTCATCTCAATGATTTCATCGAAGGAAGTATCAAGTGCCATACATGCTTGAGCAATATACCAGCAGATGTCTCCTAGTTCTCTCTTCATATGGAAAACATTATCTTCATTATATGGCTTACCCTGTAATATAATCTTCTTAACTATCTCAGTAAACTCACCAGACTCAGCAGTCAATCCAAGAGCAGCAGTAAGTAACTGAGGAACATTACATTGATCCTCAAGTTCTAAGTTATTAGTTCTAGAAATTAATGCTGCATAGTGAAGACTCTCATCACTAGTAACACCCTCTACAAACTCAAGGTACTTTTCTGTATCAACTGTCATGGTGCTTACGTAATTTACGAACAATAGTATTCCAGAATTCTTGTTCTTCTTCATTACATGCTATTGTATCAGCATGAATTAAATCTACTAATACAGTTAACTCTTCAGCAGTAAGTTTAGAACTTGAATCCATCGAAAGATTTCTTTGCCTTTTCTTCCTTAGCATTATAATCTTCTCCTCCTCCATTGTCAACTACATCTTCTTGTGCTGTTTGCTCACAATCATACAATCTCATCTTTGCTCTATCAATACCTACCACAAATCTTTTTCTAACAGTAGGATCATTATATCTATTCTTCAATTGCTTTACTAGTATCTGATTTAAACCTTCCAACTCCTCAGTAGATATGAGAGCGAACATAAGGTCAGCAGTAGCAGGGAGTCCAAAGGATTCTGAAGTGTCAGTAAGCTCAACATCACTAGAGCCATAACCAGAACGAGTAGTTTGAGTAGCACTAATAATCGGTAAGTTAGCTTCCACAGCCAATCCCCTAAGTTCTTCCGCAATCGCCTTAATGTAAGAGTATGAATTGACATTACCATTTGCTCTGTATCTTGAAGATGCACATATGTTTAAGTAATCAATGAATATTATATCAGGTCTGAATGATTTCTTCAATGCTAACTCATTTAAGAGTGATTTAAAATGTCCTGAGTGTGCTGATGCTGTAGGGTATTCTTTTATAATTAATGTTCCTTGTGTTTTCTTAGCAAGAGCCTCCACCTTAGTATCAAACATAGGCTTAGGCAAGTCTGTTATGTCTTGTATATTGACATTAAGTAGATTAGCATCGATCCTCTCCGCAATCTTTTCCTCTGCCATCTCGAGAGTAATGTAGAGGACGTTCTTCCCCTCGATAAGAGCACTGCTTGCCACATGACACATGAATAAAGACTTTCCAACACCTGTACCAGCCAAAGCAATGTTGAGAGTCTTATTCGGTAAACCTCCTTTTGTAATCTTGTTAAAGTATTCAAGATCAAACGGGATACGGTCTTCCTTCCTGTGATACGATTCAAATCTTGCTTCATAATCTTGTAAGTAATCGTGCCCTATATGATTATCGAAAGAAACAGCCAAAGCATCAGACAAAATAGTAGGAATAGCATCCCTTCCTTTAGTGTCATCCTTTCCATCTGCTAATTGAATAGATTCCATCAATGCCAAATATATAGCACGGTCTCTACACCACTTCTCAGTAGAATCTACTAACCAATCTAACTCACCAACTTCATCTTCAAAAGAAGAAATAATATCAACTATCTCTGCAAAGATAGTATCATTAATATCACTACGCTTCTCTACCTCAATAGAGAGTATCTCTTTGGTTGCTAACTTATTATACTGTTGAATAAAACTAGAAATTTCTTGGAAGATAATTTTTTGTTTCTGATCTTCAAAGTATTCATCCTTAATAAAAGGAATTACTTTTCTAGCATACTCCTCATTGTATATTAAGTTTCTAAGAATTAGAAACTCAATTTTCTCCATAACTAAATTCCTTTTGTGCTATCTCATCAAGAGCTTGCATTACCTCAGGAGTAAAATATTCTTCTGGGTTTGCATAAATCTGTTTAGCATATATCTTCTTACCATTAATCTCATATCTACCAGCAACATTCTTCCACAGTCCTCCAGTCTCACCCAATTCTAGAAGACCATAATACTTATCTAAACCACGTTCATCATAATAAAGACGAATCTCAACTTGCTTATTCTCTTTACTTAAACGAGATTTGTGAGTCTTTGCTTTGATAATGTTTCCGATGACTTCTTTTCCATCTTTCTCTTTTTTCTTTCCGAGATAAATGATTGTACTCGCTGCATACTTGAGTCCACTACCTCCCCCCATTTCCTTTGTTGGTACGTAAGCTCCGATGACATCGTACGTATGATTTGTGACAATGAGTGGGACATTTGCTTGGCCAAGTTTGAGAGTTAACATTCTGAATGCACCTTTCACCAATTGAGATTTAGTCATATCACGAACTTGCTTATCATCAAGTGCGTCTCTGATCTCTTTTTCAGTAGAAAGCATTCCAAGGGAGTCTAACACAAACATACAAGGTTTACGCTCGTCTGTGTCTTTTTTAAGATATATGTCTATTGCCTTAAGTGCCTTAGACCTAAACTCCTCAATAGTTACTACATTGATAACTACTAATCTATTTAGATCTATACCTCTTGATTTTAAGAGGGGCTTATTGACTGCTGCCTCAGTATCAAAATAAAGTACGTAACCATCAGGATTAGAATCGAGGAAGTTCTTAACAACTGCGAGGGAGAAAAAAGTTTTTCCAGTGCTCGATTCACCAGCAATAGCAGTAATCTTGTTCCCAGATACACCACCAAATATACTACCTGATACAAGTCCGTTAAAAATGTACGAACCTGTATCCACATATCTTTCAGTGTCTTCAATATCGGATGCGAGTTGGGTGTAGTCATTACCAATCTCCTTTACAATGTCCTTTAAAAAATCCATCTCAAATACCTAATAACTTACGTTGTCTTTCAAAATAACCATGTAGTATCCATGAACTACTATTCATTTTTTCATTACCACCAATAGAAAATTGAAACTCTACTCTAGGATCATCACCATATCCTTCTATCTCTGGAG